GTTTCCCAGTCACGATCGAGTCAGGGAGAACGTGCGCTGGCTGCGGGAGTTCACCGGCACGCGGAAGTGGGTCTACGATATGCTGGTCTACGACGAGGCCAGCCGTCTCAAGTCGGGCCGTAAGCGGACCAACCCCCAGCCGCGTGCAGACGGGTCCATGCCCGCCAAGAAGCTGACCGAACTCGGGTCGCTGCGCCGCGTTCGGTTCAAGTTCAAGAGGATCGTCGAGCTGTCCGGGACGCCTGCCCCGAACGGCCTGATCGACCTCTGGGGGCCGATCTATCTTCTCGATCAGGGCCGACGCCTCGGCTCGTCGATCACGGCCTACAAAAAGCGCTGGTTCCGGCCTGCGGACAACGGGTACGGGGTGGAGCCCCTGCCGTCCGCAGAGGCGAGCATCATGCGGGAGATCAAGGACATCTTCTACTCGCTGCGCGAGGAAGACTACCTGAAGCTGCCGCCCCTCATCCCCGTGGACCACCGGGTCAAGTTGAAGCCGCGCGACATGGACCTCTACAAAGAGTTCCAGCGGGAGATGGCTATCGAGGTCCGGGACAACGAGGGCAACCCGCAGATGTTGGAGGCCATCAACAACGGGGTCCTGACCAATAAGCTCCTCCAGTTCGCCAACGGCTCGCTCTATCTGGAAGACAAGGAAGTCAAGAAGATCCACGATCTGAAGCTGGACGTGCTGGACAGCATTATCCAGGAAGCCGAGGGTCGCCCGATCCTCTGTGCCTACAGCTTTCAGTTCGACAAGGCGGCGATCAAGAAGCGCTTCCCGTTCGTTCGGATCTACGGCGAGAGCAAGAACGACAACCGCGATTGGAACGCGGGCCGGATCAAGCTTTTGCTCACACACCCGGCATCGGCTGGGCATGGATTGAATTTTCAGCATGGCTCCAACATCGCAGTGTGGTACGGTCTAACTTGGTCTCTGGAGTTGTACTTGCAGTTCCGCAAGCGCCTCCACCGGTCCGGCCAGAAGGAAGATAAGGTCTTCCTCCACCGGATCATCACCGAGGGCACTGTGGACGAAAGGGTCCTGAGAGTTCTGGAGACCAGAGGCGCAACGCAGGACGATATCACGAACGAGGTTCGGGTGTTGCTCCAGCAAGCCGCCGCATAGGTGTTTATGGGATCGCGTATAAACGGGTGCAGAAATGCGAGGAAGTAAGTTGAACCAAGCGACCGCCTCACACGTGCTGGCGAAGCTGACATCGTCCAGGCGAGGCGAAGAAGAACCGGAAGCAACCGGCATGCTGGTCGAGGACGTGAAGCGCGGCGTGTCCGTGTCGTGGCTCGCGCAGGTTTTCAACATGGACCCCAAGACGGTGAAGGCCCGGCTCGCGGACTGCCCGCCGCTGCACCGCAGGAAGGCCGGGTACGTCTACGACCTCCCGCAGGCTTGCCAGTACCTCGTGAAGCCCGCCTTCGACAGCAAGCAATTTCTGAAGAGCCTGAAGTCCGCCGATCTGCCCCCGGCCTTCCAGGACGCGTTCTGGGGCGCGGCCCTGAAGCGGCAGAAGTGGGAGGAGAACGCGGGCGATCTCTGGAGGACCGGCAGGGTCCGGGAGGTCTTCAGCAACGTGTTCCAACTGATCAAGTCCACGGTCCAGCTCTGGACGGACACGGTCGAGCGGCAAGTCGAACTCAGCAAGGACCAGAAGAACCTCATCCGCACCCTGTCGGACAGTCTCCAGCAGCAGGTCTACGAGGCGCTTCTGGACCATGCGGAGTTCCAACGCACGCCCAACCAGCTCGACGAACTTTCGGAGATGCTGGGCGAGGCGCAAGAAGAACAAGAAGACGACGATGACGACATTACAAGCCTTATTTGACGAGTCCAATCGCAAGCGTCTCTTTCTGGAAGACATCATGGTCCAGGTGGCGGAGGCGGTGCGACCGCCCGAGCGATTGACCGTCAGCGAGGCCGCAGCAAAATATCGTAAGCTCAACAACCCCGGAGCCTACACCGGACCTTGGTTGAACGAGACCACGCCGTACCTCGTCGAGGTCATGGACGTGCTCGCTTCGACCGACTACGAGGGCATGGTGTTCGCCGGTCCGGCGCAGTGCGGCAAGACCGACATCTTCCTCAACTGGCAGACTTACTCGGTGCTCTGCGACCCGGCGGACATGATGTTGATCCAGACGTCGCAGACCACAGCTCGCGACTTCTCCCTCCGTCGTATCGACCGGCTCCACCGGTCAACGCGCGCGGTCAAGGAAAAGATGATCCAGCGCCGGGACGCGGACAACACCTTCGACAAGCAGTACGCCAACGGCATGCTCCTCACGCTGTCCTGGCCGACGATCAACGAACTCTCCGGTAAGCCGATCCCCCGACTGTGGCTGACGGACTACGACCGTATGGACCAGGACGTGGACGGCGAAGGCTCGCCCTTCGACTTGGCCAAGAAGCGTGCGACCACCTTCCGATCCTACGGGATGTGTGCCGCAGAGAGTTCGCCGGGCTTCATCGTCGATAACCCGAAGTGGGTCCGCAGCAGCAAGCACCAAGCACCGCCGACGCAGGGCATCCTCGCGCTCTATAATCGCGGCGACCGGCGGCGCTGGTACTGGCAATGCGTCGAGTGCAAGAACACGTTCGAGCCGGACTTCAACCTCCTCCACTACCCGGACAGTGAGGACTTCGTGGAAGCGGCGGAGATGGCTTCTCTGCGCTGCCCGTTCTGCGAGATCGACTACCACCACGACCCCATGGGCGGGATGCCCGGCAAGCACGAGATGAACCGGCAGGGCCGCTGGATCAAGGACGGCCAGATCTGGCTCCCGTCCGGCGAGATCCAAGGCGTCGGTGCCCGGTCCGAGATCGCCAGTTTTTGGCTAAAAGGTGTTGCGGCGTCTTTTGCCTCTTGGAAAACGCTCGTCTTCAACTATCTAACAGCAGAGGCCGAGTACGAGAACACCGGCACAGAAGAAGCCCTCAAGACCACGGTCAACACCGACCAAGGTAATCCCTACACCCTGAGATCCGAGGCCGGAGAGCGGTCGCCGGAAGACATCAAAGCGAGAGCGAAAGAGATTGGCGAACGCGAGATCCCGCCGGGCGTTCGGTTCCTGATCGCGGCTATCGACGTGCAGAAGAACCGGTTCATCGTCCAGGTGCACGGCGTCAACGTCGGTCGCGATGTGACGATCATTGACCGGTTCGAGATCCGCAAGTCGAAGAGGCTGGACGAGGATGGCGAGCACCGGTACGTCAATCCCGGCGCGTACCTGGAGGACTGGAAAATTCTGGTCTCCGAGGTACTCGCCAAAAGCTACCCCCTCATGGACGGCAGCGGTCGTCGCATGGGCATCAAACTGACGGTCTGTGACTCTGGCGGTCGTGCCGGTGTGACCGAGAAGGCTTACGACTTCTACCGGTGGCTGAAGAAGACGCCGGAGGAATACGACGAGGACGACAAGAGTGCCGAGTTGGAGGAAGGCGAGTACGAGTGGTTGCCCGGCATGGCCGAGCGTTTCCAGTTGATCAAGGGTGATCCGAACCCCAAAGCGCCGCGTGTGCTTCTTCGGTACCCGGATAGCCAGCGGAAGGATCGGCACGCGGGAGCACGCGGGGAGATCCCGGTGCTGTTCCTCAACTCGAACGCGCTCAAAGATCAGGTCGATAAGATGCTCGACAGGACGGAGCCGGGCGGCGGCAGGATCAACTTCCCCAAGTGGCTCGACGACAACTTCTTTATCGAGCTGACGGTCGAAGTCAAAACGCACAAGGGGTGGGAGAACCCGAAGAACTATCGGAACGAGAGCTGGGACCTTCTGTATTACTACGTCGGTGCAACGCTCTCGACCAAGATCAGGTTGGAGACCCTGGAGTGGAAGGACCCTCCGTCCTGGGCCGAAGAATGGGATCTTAATGACTTGGTCTTTGACCCTGAAACGGATACTATGCCGATGCAACCAAAGACCCGTAAACGCGGATCGCTGGCGAAGCTCGCCAGCAACTTGGCGTAAGGACCAGCAATATGGCATTGACGACAGAACAGAAAGCAGTGCTCCAGCGCCGTCTCACGGAAGCCGAGGAAGCCTACCACCTTTTGCAGATGGGCCGCTCGGCTCGGGTCTTCGTTGACCAGAACGGCGAGCGGATCGAGTACACGGCTGCGAACAGCACGCGCCTCGCGGCGTACATCCTGTCGCTGAAAAAGCAGCTCGGAACTCTCTGCATTCCTGGACCGATGGGAGTGATGCTGTGAGCGCAGATATCAGGACAGACCCAGAGATCGCGGCGGTCGTTGACGCCCTCGTCGGGACGCCCCCGAAAGAGATGGCTTTCACCGGCGGCGTCAACGACGCGATCCGGCGGAGCGACCGGCAGATGGCCGGTTGGACCCCGCCCCTCAATTCAGCCGACCTCGACATCCTGCCGGACAAGGACCTCAATGACGCGCGATCCCGCGACATCATGCGGAACGACGGCTACGTCCAGGGCGGCGCGACGATCCACAAGGACGGCATCGTCGGCTCGCTCTACTTCCTGTCGGCCAAGCCCAACGTGGAAGCGCTGCCGGACGAGTTCACCGAGGATTGGGCCGCCGAGTTCCAGCGAGAAGCCGAGGCGAAGTTCACCTTGTTCGCGGAGTCCCCGCGCAAGTGGATGGACGCGTCTCGCAACCACACGCTGACCTCCATGATCCGGCTTGCTGTCGGCGTCTATGCGACCGGCTCCGAGGTGCTGGCGACGTGTGAGTGGATCACGCAGAAGGGGCGCGAGTACAAGACCGCGATCCAGATGGTTGACACGGATCGACTGGCGACTCCGCCCGACCGTGTGGGGGACGCCACGATCCGCGCAGGGATTAAGAAGGATCGCTGGGGTGCAGCGGTTTCCTACTTCATTCGGCGTGCCCACCAGCATGACATCCCGGACTTCGCGTCCTTCAATGATTCGCATCGCTTCAGGGAAGTGAAGGCTGAGAAGCCGTGGGGCCGTCAGCAGGTTATCCACATTCGCGAGCAACAGCGCGTCGATCAGACCCGCGCGGTCTCTGACATGGTCGCCGGTCTGAAAGAGCTGAAGATCACCCGCAAGTTCCGGGACGTGACGCTCCAGAACGCCGTCGTTAACGCGATGTACGCGGCCAGCATCGAGTCCGAGCTTCCGGCGGAGGTGGCCTACGCGCAGATGGGCGGCTCGACCGGCGAGGCCATCGCAGACTATGCGGAGTCCTATCTGGCCGCCATTGCTGAATACACCGGCTCGGCGAACAACCTGAAGATGGACGGGGTCAAGGTCCCGCACATGTTCCCCGGCACCAAGCTCCAGCTCCGGCCCGCCGGTGCTCCTGGCGGTGTCGGTCAGGAGTTCGAACAGTCGCTCCTGCGCTACATCGCTGCGATCCTGGGCATCTCCTACGAAGAGCTGTCCCGCGACTACACCAAGACCAACTACTCCTCGGCTCGGGCAGCGATGGCCAACACGTGGCGCTTCCTCCAGAGCCGGAAGAAGTTCGTCGCGGACGAGTTCGCTACTGCCGTCTTCCGGCTGTGGCTGGAGGAAGCCATCAACAATGACCGGCTGCGGACGTTCCCGGCCAGCAAGGCGGCGCTCCTCTACACCGACGGCTCGCTCAACATGATGTTCGACGCTCTCGCCTCGTGCGACTGGATCGGTGCATCTCGCGGCCAGATCGACGAGCTGAAGGAAACGCAGGCTGCGGTCCTTCGGATCAAGTACGGCCTGTCCACCCATGAAGACGAACTCGCCCGCCTCGGCAAGGACTGGCGCAAGGTCTACGCGCAGTTGGAGCGTGAGGCTGACGACCGGGAGGAGCGCGGTATTGTCCTCGTCGAGGATAATAGTGTAAATGCTGCCTCTGGTAGCCCGCGCGAAGTCGGCGAAGGAAACGAAGAGGACCAGCAGAATGCCGCTTAAATCAGGGAAAGCTCCGTTGCTGGAGTCGGTATCGCAGAGCCCTCTCCTCCTGGCCGCTGACAGCGAGAAGCTGTTCGAGGCGTCTATCGAGTTCATCACGGCTCACGAGCACGCGCCGGAGATCCTCGGTCAAGCTACCCACATGTCGGATGATCACGACTTCTGGGGAGTGGATGACTGGCGGGCCGCCCTCCGGCCCTACGTCGTCAAGAACGGTGTTCTCCAGATCCCCGTGATGGGGGTCCTCCTCAATCGGTTCTCATACCAGCTCGGTCGGTGGGCGACCGGCTACACCTACATCGAGAAGGCCATGCAGCGCGGACTGCGTGACTCCGAGGTGAAGGGTATCGCTTTCATCCACGATAGTCCCGGCGGCGAGGTCGCGGGATGTTTCGAACTCGTGGACAAGATCTTCGAAGCGCGCGGTGAAAAACCGATGCGAGCTTTTGCGGCGGACCACGCTTACTCAGCGTCCTTTGCGCTCGCATCGGCTGCGGATGAAATCGTCATCACGCGCTCGGGGGGCGTCGGCAGTGTCGGCGTCGTAACCGCTCATGTCGAGTTCAGCAAAATGCTGGAAGAGATGGGCATCAAGATCACCTTCATCTTCCGAGGTGCGCACAAGGTTGACGGCAACCCCTATGAAAAGTTGCCGGAAAACGTCAAGAGCCGTATAGAAGAACGGATCGACAAGATATATGGTGTCTTTACTTCGACTGTGGCGCGTAACCGTGCTATGGAAGAGGACGATGTCAGGGCGACTGAAGCGCTGACGTACGACGCCAACGACAGTATCGAGATCGGTTTTGCGGATCGGCTCGGCGCTCTTGAAGAAGAGTTGGTGATCTTTTCGCAGGAAGCAGTCTCAGCAGAGGACGAACAGATGGCTAAGGAAAACGAGAACGCCGAAGCAACCCCGAAGGGTGTTGATCAGGCAACCCATGATGCGGCTGTCGCAAGCGCACGCACCGAAGGTGCCACCGCCGAACGCACCCGCATCACCACCATCCTCAACTCCGAGGAAGCCAAGGCACGCCCGGCAGCGGCGATGTCCACGGCGATGAATACCGGCATGTCCGTCGAGGAAGCGGCAACGTTCCTCAAGACCCTGCCGGAAGAAACCTCGGCAACCAAGACCGAGGAAACAAAGCCGAACGCATCCGGCACGACCCCGTTCGATGCCGCGATGTCCCAGGACAACCCGGAAGTCGGCGGCGGTGACGCTGGCGGCGACAAGGCGCAGGACGATGATCCTGACGCCGAGAGCAAATCCATTCTGGCGTCTTTCGCCGGTATGTCGGGGCGCGCTCAGAAGAAAGCGTCCTAACCGTCGCGGGGATTTCCTCGTAGTTTGAGCACAACAGGAGAGACATCTTATGGCTCAGGACAATTATATCCCCCACGGGAAGCCGGGCATCGCGTCCTTCGAGAGCGAAACGTGGGGCAACACGGGCGAACCTCGCTTCGGCGATACGCCCGCCAAAACTGTGACCCGTCAGGTTTCCGCCGGTGCGGATCTCGACCTGCCGATCTATTCGGTGGTCAGCCTGACAGACGGCGTGATCGCTCTCGCGATCCACGGCACGGTCGCCGGTGTGGCCTCCGGTACGATCACCTTCTCGTCTGCGGTCCCGTCTGCCGACGATACGGTGACGATCAATGGTCGCGAGTACACCTTCAAGGCTGCGGTCGATACCACGGCTGACGAGGTCCTGATCGGCGGCACGCTCGCCGAGACGGCGGCAAACTTGGCTGCGGCGGTCAACGCAACGGCGGCTTCGGCTGGCACGCTCTTCGGCTCGGAAAC